CTCCTTTATCCCTATATATCTATTTATATAATTATTAACTATAAAACAAAATGGGTAGTAATGATATTATAACCACTACTACCCATTAGTTAAAATGTTATTGCTTAAAGATTCTCAATGAGAAAATATGAAGCAAATACACCGATTTTTCCCGTGTCCATATTGTTGGTAAGGGTGAGGTCAATAGTATCTGCCGAAGCATAATATTTACCTGCGGAAGCATATGCTCCATTACCAAGAGTAACACCAGTAGAACCAGTAGAAACAGCTGCGTCCCATCCATCGGGGTCAGTTGCGTCCCCAACATCAACGGTGTTTGCGTCTGCGGTAATAACATTGATACCAACATTGGTTACAACAGCACCTGCTGGAATATCCAATACTTGAACCACATCACCAGAGATACAAGGATTGAGGGTGAAATCAATCACTGCCTCATTCTTACACTGGTAAGTTTTTTCAACCTCAACTGCTTGAGATTTGTCTGTGAAGTAAGTTACTGTACTCATTTTATTATCCTCCTTTTAGAATTAAAGTGCTGTACGAGCAGTGTAAACTGCCATTGAACCATAGTCTTTGCTGTCGAAAACAGGTTTTGCGACACCAAAGATCATCTGGATAGCAACACCTTTTTCAGCACCGTAGTCAAACTCGTCTTCAACGATTTGTGGACGCATTCCGTATCCTGCGACAAGTGCTTGTTGACCCAAAAGGACCGATTTAGCACCTGCTGTTGCTCCACCAGCACCCCAAGTAGTTGTTACTGGGATTCTTTCGGACTCTTTGACGATTACATTGTCCCAAACACCGATTGCTCCAGTGAAGATAGGATTCTTTTCTCCCCTTGCTTGTGCTTCTCTTTGTGCTTGTGTCCAAGTAGTATCAATCTTGAGGTCAAATGCTTGGTGAGGGTGAATCAAGAGAACATAGTATTCGCCACCATCAACCTTTACAGGACGGATAGGGGTGAACGCACGATTATCTCCAGTCTTAGCAATAGCACGAAGTTTGGAAATCAAAGAAGGAGTCAACTTATCGGAAACCGTAGCGGTTGAAGTTGCCGTTCCAGAATAAACAATCTTGGTTGGGGATGCGGTAATAGCACCAAAACAAAGGTCGTCAAGTTTTTCAACTGCCCAATCTTTGATTGCCATACGAGTTTCCTCTGGCAAAGAGTATTGTGCCCTTTGGTCGGAAAGAAGAGAATCGTAAGATACTGCGTGTCTGTACTCATTAAGAGTGAGGTCTGTAGTGTTGGTTACGAGGTTTTCCTCTTTACCACGGAGAGTTTCTCCATTGGTAACACCAGCACCAGTTAAACGGTTACGAATTGCGAAACGCAATCTGTCGCCTTTCTTTGCCATAAAATCTTCCTTCGTGTGAACGATAGAAGAACTTCCGCCCATCATCTTTGCGAAAAATGGGTCTATAATCATGTCTCTGAAGAGTTCTTCACTCCAGAGTTTTACTGCTTCGTTAGCAGCTGTTAGAACTGTTGTTTTACTCATTGTCTTCTCCTTTGTTGTTAGTATATGAGTTGTTTGTTATCCATAGAAACCTAAGTCTTTAAGTCTCGTTTGAATCTCTTCCCTAGACATAGATCTAAGTTGAGACTCGGTAAGTTCCTTGGAAGTAGAAGAAGAAGATTTGCCTTTTATGGTAGGAGTTTTTTTACTATTAGAAGCAATCTTCTTTATAGTCTCTTTACCTTTATTACGGATACTCTCAATCTCTTTTTTCAAGGATGCTCGTCTTGCGTATTGTATCGCTAAGATGGGATCAGTTTGAACGGTTTGAAGCAACATCGTTTCGGTTGGATTCGCAATACCATCCTCTTTTGCTATCTCAAGAATTGTTGACTTGAGTTCATCAAAGTTTGGCACACTATTATACACATTTTGTGTATTGTTTGAAATCCACTCGTCTTGTTGTTGTCTCTTTTGTTGTATATCTGCTTCCCTTCTTTGAAGTTCCTTGGACAACGCTTCTTTCGGATTCTTTACAAAATCATCCAAAAAGTCACCTTCGTCTTCTGGTTCTCCTTGACTTTGCTTTTGCTGTGCTTGGGCATTATAGAATTGTCTTAGTTGGTGTAACTCTTGCGAGTGTTTACCTATAAGTTTCTCCGCATTTGTATAACGGTTTTTGTAATTCTCTAATTCCTTCCGCAATGCTTCCACATCGTCTGAAGTTTCTTCCGTTCCAGTGTCTCCCTCCTCGGGTTCTGATACTTCAGTGGTAGGTTGTTCTTCCTCAGGTAAATCTTCAGCAGTATCCTCTACCATTTCGTCTCCTGTATCTTCACTTTCCACGGGTTGACTTTGTGTGTCCCCCTTCAAAAACGCTTGGGGATCAAAATCTTGACCATTTCTTAGTTCTGACCTATTTGACATAAAAACTCCTTTTTAAATTGGGTCGTTATACGAGTATCCTTGTTGGAGATTTGAGTTCCATTTCTGGGTGTCTCGTTTTTTGATGGACTACCATCATCTTTTATTTATATAAAATATTTTTATCTTGCTAAATTGTCCTGTGCTACACCTTTGGTAGCATCAAAACCATCGGGTACTTGATTAACTTCATACATGTTAAAATCTTGTTCCATAGCATCAATGATATTTATTATATCAAATACTTCTCCCAATGGTTGTTCATATAGATAACTTAAAAGTGCGTGCCGTTGTTCAGTAGTCAACACTCTCTTATTATCTTTCTCTTTTGTTGCTACTAATGCTACCGCAATATTGACAACTTGGCGATAGGGTTTCCTTTGAAGGTAATTCAAAATACCCTGTAACTTATCTTTCTCAATTAAAAACATTCTTACTCCTTTAGAATTGTTGAGGTTGATTTTGTGCCATTAATTGTTGTTGTATAGGATTCAAAGATGCTCCTTGAACTCCTGCCTCTTGTGGGGCACTACCACCTTTGGCAATAATGGTTTTCTGAATTTCAGTATCATACTTTTGTTGCTCTGATGCTTGTGCCGCTTGTGATTGAGCAGTTATCATACCCATGATTTCGTCTTTGTTAGGTAGGTCTGATGACTCAATTAGAACTTCGGGAGGTACAGGAAGACCATACTTAACCATCTCAAGCAATAGAGAGAAGTTAGCACTACGAGTTGTTGGACTACTAGCAGATATTTCAACGGCAATGTCAATTTCATCAATACCATTATCATTTAATAATCTTTCAACTGCTATTTGTTGTTTTTGTACCTTTGCTTGTTGTTCCTCTGTTTCTGGGGTTTGGTTGGAGATTAAACGCATTAGTCTATCACTTGAATATACCTTTTGTATCATCTTCAATACATTTCGTGCTACTAATCTCTTACCTTGTGCCAGATTATCAAATAGAAACTCGTTAGCAGTCAAAACATTTCTTCGTTTCTCAATAATTGCTACGGAAGATACTTCTCTCTCACTGAAACCTAGAGTCTCGGGTGAAATATTCATAACTGTCATCAATTTTTCTGAAGCAAGTTGGGTCATACCTACCAATTCCGTTGGCATTTTCGTTCCTTGGGTCTGTGCTGGTAGTTTGCCAACATCCCGAACCTTTGCTGTCCATCCTGCCCTTGATAAGTCCCTCTTCCATTGGTTCTCTTCCCTTGTGGAATCAAAGGTTTGGTCATCATAGTAGTATCCATAAGATGAAACCCTATTAACTATATCAAGTGATTGGGAATGTCTCTTGTTAATCTCTCGTTGAATGTCTTTTACATCCTCAATCTTACCGTAAAACTCTCCCTTGGAGGTTCTTTTAGCATATATAGGTACAACTGGAAAGAAATCTTGTTCTTCAATCTTCTCGTCAAGGATAATATCACCTGCACAAGTGGTTACTCGCATATTATGTATGGTCCTTTTGATAACTTCTATGCCCATACTCTCCAATGCTGTTATATCCCTCTCAGTTAGTTCATTTACAGTGTCCACGAAACCATCATCAAAGTTTACCACGGAATAAGCGGTGAGATAATTCTTCTCCCATATCTCTGTTACAGTAATCATTTGCTTTTTCGTGTCAACAATAGCAGATACACCATCATTATCAAGACGATACTCCAATCCTTCTATGGTTGTGTTGCGCCTTCCATACTCAATCTCTTCTGCCCTAGCATATAGATTATTAATCTCGTCCTTTTTGTCGGAAAACATCAACTTGAGTTTCTTCTTTGGTATAACAGCACTCTTAATGATGTACTCACAGTCACTAAGGTCTGCTTTATCGTGTGGTCCAAAGTGAACAGAGTCCCAAGGCAACCTTTCTAATACGATTTTACCAAACATATTGTCGTTATAGTCAACATAGTGGTGGTAAATACCCCTTCCTGTTGAAATTTCATCCTTGAATATTTCACTTTCAATTACTTGGATGTTGTTGATGTCTAATACATTCTTAATTGCTTCAGTTGCGACTTGTGAAAGGTCATTATCTCCACTCTCTACTGGAAACGCACGAATGTCGGTGCGGTTTTGTCGCTGAAAACCACAAAGAAGGTCAATCTTACTTGCTATTTCGTTAATTGTGATTGCTGGTCTATCATCTGCTTGTAAACTTGCCTTGTCAGCATCACTCCATTGGTTACCAGCATAGAAATCTTCCGATTCCTTACCCTTCTCAATACTCTTTTTCTCTAATTCCTCACCTTCTTCCTTCATCCTCTTGAATTTTGACTTCTTCTCGGTATCTGTTAGGTCATCATCATCGGTTTTTTCTACATTAAAAGTAATTGCGTCATCTATTTCGTGGGTATGTGGTGCTTTACCAGCAGATAATAGTTCAATAGTACCATCTTCGTTTACTACCGCAGAGTGGGTATGACCATTTGCTTCTCCTACTACTGCTTCAAACTCACCTTCTTCGGTCTTCTTTACATAAATAATGTGTTTGTGGTTTGGTCTTGTATCCGATTTCGTACTTCTGAATAACATATTCACTCCTTTTTCTCTGAGATACACTTATTTATATAATTATCATTCATTATATCACAACGCACGACTACTATTACACTTCATCATCAGTTGGTTCTACAATTTCAGCATCTATTACAGCACCAAAATCAATATCTTTCATTGTCTTCTCACTATTCTTATTAATTAATGATGATAATGAGTGGGTTACTTGAACAGTTTTGTCTGCCTTTCCATCCAATAGACGCATCTTGTCCACCAATATAGAAAATGCTATAGCACTATCCTTCAACCCTGCTTTCTCTATCTTGCTTTCGTCAAAACATTCATTTAATAATTTAATTGCTTTCTCAAGTATCGCTCCAGATAATTCTTTATTAAATAATTCTTTATGTTCATCCGATAGTTTTGCGAACCTACCAAATGCGATGTTACTCTTGAGTTCAATACCCATTGCCTGTAATTCACTACGAGTAAGTTCTAGTTTGTTTTCATTAAGTTTTTCAACACCACCCTTTATATCTTTAGCAATAGCATTGTTGAGTTTTTTAAGTTCCTTGGTCTTCTTTTCGTCCACTCGTTTTGCTTCTTCTAATGCTTTCGTGATGGTTTTGTTATCATCCCTACCTTCGTGAACACCAATCTTCTCTTTGCCTATCTCAACATTCTTGAGATTAACATAGTCTAACGCTTCACGACCTTGATCCCTTGCTTTCCGTTTGTCTGCCTCTGGTCTTCTAACCCTACGACCCGTTGTTTTATCTTCTTCCATTTTAAACTCCTATCCAAGTGTAAATTTCTTCCAAGGAAGCAAACCTGAACTTTATTCCCTTGTTATGCTTGTATTTCCCTCTACTATAACTACGCAAACGAACATCTAGTTGAGAAGACTGTCCCACATATCTTTTACCATTGATGGTATTTGTTATACAATATATTCCTGTATTCATTATACTGACATCCACGTTCCACGATTACTCATTTGTTTATTAAAACCATCACGAAATAACTTATCGTAAGGATCTTCTAATCTATCATCGTTTATTATATTCCTATCAAGGTCATCTACATACAAAGAGATTGCCAAAGCATCTGCGTAGTCGGGGGATTCTCCTCCTAACCTCTTCTTTATATCCTTCTTTGCTTCTATCTTGATGGTCCCCATGTTGTCTTCAAACTTGACCGTTGATAATTGAATACGCAAAGGTTCCAAGTCGGGGATTGTAACTGGTTCCTTCTCAAACAAAGAACGCATCCTATACCATAACTCATCACGAAGTACCCTAAATTGTGGTGACCTTGATGCCCTACTAAACTCAACGGCATATACTTTAGGGAATGCTCGGCGCAACGAGTCATATACACCAGCGCCAACACCCAAAGAGTCAACACAAATGTACTCGGGTTCGTATTGCTTTGCTAACTTTAATATATCAATAGCAACATCAATTGAATCAATCTTGTTAATCGTAATGAAATGACGAACATCGTATCCCTTGCGAATACACACAACGGTATTGTCTCCACCACTTCTTGCCACATCCACACCAAATACCACTGCCCTATCATTCATCTTGGATGGTATGGGATCTCTACGAATAGCATTCTCTACCCATGTATATGAAATAAGTGACTGATCTTCGGATGTTGGAGGAACCCCTAATACCGATACCCTGAAGTTGTTGTTATCACGACCACCATATTTCCTTGATAATGA